AATTTCAACATACGGCCAATTCAAAGTGTCTGTTGCAACTACTACTTGAAAACGGAAATGACACAAGTAGATGGTGTTTGGAGTACCACGCATTCATACGAGAAGTTTAATGCTGGACATATACCTTTAGGCTATGACAAGATTCCGAGTTTATTGACAATACGTAACGGTTATCTACCCACCCTCGAGCCCAACATACAATTCACATTTGGATTAACACTAGACGGACGTCCAATTCGTGAAGAAATTCACCCAGAACATACTGCACAACAACAGCCACCGCCAGATTATGTTCCGCCTCCGACTCGACCATACATCGAGAGGCCTGCCAAATGGTATAATAGATTGCTATTCAATAAAGAACCATCTAAAGTTTATTTGGATACACTAGACCAACGTAAGATCGGCAGACTAACCATCAAGAAAGATAACGATGGTTTGGGTGAAACTGTTCCGTCATCATTAATAGATGATAAATTGCGCATCTACCTATTAATGCAAAAATGGCCTGAATATAAAACCAGGGCTGCAACATTAGATCATATGTCAAAGTTAGCAAGGAAATATTATCCAGATGAGTTGAAAGTAACATTTTCCTCTTTAACAGCAGAACAAGTAACTAGACATTACATCACTGTGCAGAAAGTTGTGGATGAACATTTTGTACCCTTCTTATTAGCTTCAGAAGTACCTGAGGATGATAGAAGGCAAAGAATTGTCTCATTGAAGAAAAGATTAAACCTAAGAACTGGTGGTAATCTTTTCAGACACAACCAGAATTTTCAATAGTTCCCCCGGAACGAACGTGTGTGCGATTACATGATAAGCTTGACAGCCTGTGCCAATGTGGAGAAGACCTTAAAACCATTGGCATTTGGAAACACGCAAGCACACACGTACCATATTTACCATTGCGTGAATGTCAACAAAATAATTACCCAATAATGTTCCCTAATCCAAATATCTGTGATAGTGAAATGTATATCATGACATCTTGTGTGCATAATGATATTGTTGGGTTGCGCAATAGATACCTCAGAGATAATCCCAACTGTTTCACTGCTGATGCAACAGTTATCAATAGAATAATAGATGAATTAGCTGATAAGTTAAGACCCCACTTCACTGGAAAAATGTCACTCCGAGAATTCCTTGATGAGAAGAAAGGAAAATTAAGGAGAAGATACGAAGATGCTGCGCGTAAAATCTATGACAATGGATTTAATGTTGAACGCCACAGTGATGTACAAGCTTTCATTAAGAATGAGATTTACTCTGAGAAGAAACCACCGAGGATGATTATGGGTAGAGATCCAAGATTCAATCTTATCTATGGACTTTATACCACGGCTTTGGAACATGCCATGGTTCATCTGCCTGAAGTTTCTAAAGGGCGTAATTTTAAAGATCGCGGCAAGCAATTCTTCGATAAGATCTTCGGAGCAAACATTGCTGAAGTTGATTTTTCAAAATATGAATCAACACAACGCTTAGAAATTTTAAAACTCGTTGAGTTAGGTCTCGCCAAAAGATTGATGTGTAATGACGAATATGAGGTGTTTCGTCAGTGTTTTATTGCTAAAATGAGAAAACGTGGTGTCACGGTTAATGGCACTACTTTTGAATTTTGGTTTTGTCGTGGAAGTGGTGATATGGACACAGGTTTATTCAATACCTTAATAACTTGGGTCTCATGTCGCTATTTCGAAATTGTCAATAATACCGGACAATTTAATTTCATTTGTGATGGGGACGACAATTTGATGAAAATACCAGTTGGACATCCGGAACTGGTTGACACATTTGCACATTTTGGCTTTGAGGCAAAATTAAAGCTGGTCACCGATTACCATGATGCAGAGTATTGTAGTGGAAAATTCGTACAATATCAACCCGGAAAATTCTATTATGTGCAGAATGTACTAAAATTAATGGAACAAGTACGTGTGTTTAGAAAACCACAATTCGCACATTGTAAAGGTACTTACTATCACTCATTAGGCTACATGTATAGCGTGTTATATCCAAATTTCCCATTATACAGTAGAATTGCTAGTTTCCTGATGAGGATAGCTCCGCGCCGGCGTGTCAACACGACAATGCTCAATGAGATTAACCCAAGTCATTGCGACGCTTTTAAAGGTTCAAAACATCTTGACCTTGAAATAGACGTGCAAACACTTGAGATTGAGATTGCCATGTGTTTCGACCTGACACAAGGAGAAATCAGCCGTTTATCTGATTGGTATGACGCAAAAATTGTCACCATTAGCCAAGATGAAGACAAACGTTACAATGTTACTAGCACACCCGCAGTTTTGCTCACCCCATTTGAGCAAGATGTTGTGGAACAACTTATGGAGACCACAGTAAGGCGTCATGTGTTTTCAAAATTGTTCCAAACCAGGGTAGTTCAGCACCTTGGATAACATCAAACAACGTCTCTCAGGGCATGACAATATGAGAGATACGCAAACCCTACCGCGTTGCGGGACCC